CGGCGGCGTCGGATCGGCGGCGGTGCAACTGGCCAAGCGGCGCGGTGCCCATGTCACGGCCTCTACCAGCCCGGCGAAAATGGAGGCGCTGAAAACCCTCGGCGCGGATGCGGTGATCGACCGCAATGAGCCTTATCCGAATGATGCCTTCGACGTCGCGCTCGACCTTGTAGGGGGGCCGCACTGGCCCGAACTGCTTGATGCTTTGGTGCCACGGGGGCGCTACGTCACGTCTGGCGCGATTGCCGGTCCGATCGTCGAACTTGATCTGAGGACGCTCTACCTCAAGGACCTGACCCTCATCGGGAGCACCCGGCAAGACCCACGCGTATTCAGTGATTTGGTCAGCTACATCGAAGCAGGCGAGATCAAGCCCGTGGTCGCCGAAACCTATCCCTTGGCTGACTTGCACGCGGCGCAGAAGGCATTTCTGGAAAAGTCGCATATGGGCAAGATCGGCGTGACAATCGCAGACTGACATTCACGAGGCACAGGTTACAGCCTGCATAAGGCACGGCCTGCTCACAAGGGTCGAACCGGACCTTCGCCGCTGATGGCGTGGAGGTCCGGTTTCGCGCAGACCGTAAGAACGTCTCGCATCTTTGCCATCATTAAATGCGCAATCGCTGCACGCCGTGTCGCATACATCCAGCTGGCCAATACAGCCAGGCCGCCCCCTTACCTCCACGCGTTCGGCTTTCCCCGCAAATAAGCCACGCTCTCAGGCAGGAATGGTGACCCCGGCAGGAGGCAAACAGCCCCTGTGAAATCAATCCTGTAGATTGTCCAACCCGGTCAATCCGCCCCATTGATATCATTGCGGAAAACTCCGCGTTGCCCAACCGGCAACGGATCAATCCGCCAAAAGAAAACGCCGCTGCGGCTGGACCCCGCAACGGCGCAAATGATCTTGCGAAACACGACATTTCACCGGCACATGATAGCCTGAAACACCGCTTCGACGCAATGTTGAATTGGGGCGAACCCGATCACATGCGGGCTATGCGCGTGGCTGGTCATGCTCTGACTCTCGGAACGTCTGATGCTTGGATGAGCGCGTCTGCGGTATGGGCGGCGCGTCTTAGTGCCCCTGAGCGCGTGGCGCTGGCCTATGCTGCATTGAAGGCGCTGGACGAGGATCAGGCGTATCTCACCGCATCAGCGGCGATCTTCGGCACCCTGCACGGGGAGGCGCTGGCATGACTTATCATTCCCGCCAACCGTTCCAGAAGGCCGCTTCAGGGGCTGAGATAGAGCGCCTACTCCATCACATGCCGACCGTCGCGCAATTGGCTGGGGAAACTTGGGCGAAGAGTTTCGCGCAATCCGTTCTCAAGCAATCGCGCCGCCGCGGCTGGACCCCTTCCGCCAAACAACTGCCCGTCATGCGCGGGCTGGTGAATGACCTGTTTACCCATTCCAGCGATGAGGAAGGCGATTTTAACCCGATCGAAAGCTAACCACCCGTTGCCCCGCTGTTGAGCGGCGGTGGCGCAACGGGTGAAGCACAAGCCTGCGTTCATAGTGAGCAAACCCGAATGGGGCAAATCACAGGACGCGGGCCACGCTCTAGCTTTTGACCGTCGAGCGATATCGGCGGGGATGTGATCCGGGAACTTTTAACCCACTCCGTCTGGAACCGGTGCCTACTAGGCCAGACAGAAGCGCGACTTTAAACCCACCGCCTAGAGCGGGGACCGCACCGGAGCAAAGCTGCGAAGGGCGGGGCTGGAGAAAACCCAGCGGGCAGCGGCTGGCCCCCGATATCGGGCATCGCGTGGATACGGATCAGGCGGGTAGGTCTGTCAACCGAGCAAGGAATTAATCCTTGTGTAGCGGGGGCAGAAGCGGGTGCGGGAGTGCGTCCAAATTCTAAAGTGTTATGATGTAACAAAAGGAAAGCCAAATGCGTGACGACGATTTAACAGAATTTCAGAAACACTTCGTTCAACCAATGATGCAGCAGAACGCCGAGTTCCCGCTGATGTTCATCGAAATCCTAGCTGGCATGGCTGAAGGCTCGCCTGAGCTTCAACAGGCCATGATCAAGGCGCTGCGGTGCAAGATGGAGTGGTACCGGCAGCAAGCTAACGCTGCCCAGGCGTTGATCAAGCTAAACGAGATTGCCGCAACAGAAGGCAAGAAAAGCAGGGAGGGCGATGCGCAGTGACATTGACCTTATCAAAGAGATGTTATATCATCACACTTAACGGCTCTGCGCTGATGGCGCTGCCTGACAAACCTTTTCCCGCAATGCCGATGGCTAAGCGTGAAAGAACCAACCCTAGCCGGGGCGTTCTTTTGCGCGTTCTGGCATTCTGAAAAAGGTAGATGGCTATGTACATCACAGACGAAAAAAAGGCTCTCGCAGCCCGCAAGCACACTCTGGGCTTTCACAAGCGCCACGGTATCAAGTCCCTCAATGAGATCGAGCCTCACAAGCTGCCGTGGGCTGACTTGGGCAAGATTTCTAATGAAGGCATGCGGTGCGCCCGCGAGGCGCTGGACGGAGCAAGCGACGAAAATCGCGCCGATATTGAACAGACCGTTGATGCTTTCCTTGATCTCACAAATGCTATTGAAGCTGAGCGCGACGAACGTACCGCTACAGGCAACAAGGGGCCGCGTGAACAGCGCGAGACTTCAATGCAGCTTGCGAAACGCCCAGGCATCGACGCGGCGGAGGTTGGCACAGATGGCAACGTCGAAGTCACAGACGTTGCACTTCGCTCTAACCAATCAGTCAAAGCATGGGCGCAAGCACGTTCCAGCACATCGGACCACCTGCGCGGAATGAACGCGGGGCAGTTCCTGCGGGCAATGATCGTCAACGACAAGACAGACGTTGAGCGCCGCGCATTGGCAGAGGCAACAGATAGCGCCGGGGGCTATACGGTCCCTGATGTTCTCAGTGCTGAACTGATCGACAAAGCACGGGCAAGCAGCGTTGTCATGCGGGCGGGGGCGCGAACAGTGCCGCTCACCAGCGACAACAACACGATTGCCAAGGTGCTCACCGATCCTACACCGGCGTGGCGGGCTGAAGCTGGCGCAGTGGCAAACAGTGATGGCACCTTCGGGGCAGTGGTGCTGACACCGCGCAGCCTTGCGGTATCCGTTGATATCTCTTCGGAACTGATGGCGGATTCGCTTAACCTTGGAACGGCACTGCCTAACATCCTTGCGGCAGCGATGGCAGTCGAACTGGATCGGGTTGCGCTGATCGGCAGCGGCACGGCACCAGAGCCGCGCGGCATTGCCAACACAGTAGGCATCGGGACGTTTGCACAAGATGCTGCGATTGCCAGCTATGCCAATCTGTCTAAAGCACGGACAGGCATTCTGACTGCAAACCGTGGCCCAGTGTCCGCATACATCATGCACCCGCGTGATGAAGGTACATTCGTGGACCTTACAGACACCACGGACCAGCCTCTTATGGCTCCGAAAGCGGTAAGCGAAATTCCCATTCTCACCACTACTTCCATGCCAGTGGATGGCGGTGCTGGAAACGATGAATCGACAATCATCGCGGGCAACTTCTCTCGCCTGCTGGTCGGCATCCGCTCGGGTATCCAAGTCGAACTGTTCAAAGGGCCGAAGTACATCAGCAACCTGCAATATACGATGGTTGCTCACCTTCGCGCAGATATCGCAGTCGAAGACCCCGGCGCGTTCTACACGCTGACGGGTGTCGGCAAAGCGGCATAGAGCACGGGCCTTCTTTATGCGGGTGATGATCCAGCCCAATAACGGAAAGCCGAATGCGTGGCCCATGTATCTCGCAGACGTTCAATTCGGCAAGGTGCGGCCCATCTCTCTACTAATCTGGTGGAGAGGTGGGCAATCAATCGGCGACAGCGCAGGGGGTCTTCCGATCTTTCAAGCGCTCGGACTGGAACCGGCGCAATGAGCAAAATTTTTATACCGTCACATCGAAGGAAGTTTTCGGACATGGCAAAAAGAAAACCAGACGCCCTAAAAGTCGTATCTGGCACGGCAAGGCCTGACCGAATGAACGCTGACGCACCGCCTGCCAATGTCGGCGTTGCGGTGGCTCCTGAGTGGTTAAGTGAGCGTGCTGAGGAAATATTCTTCAAACTGTCGGCAACTCTTCTTGGCATGGGCATCGCAAGCCCTGACGATCAAGCCGCGCTGGCAATGCTGGCAAGCAGGCTAGAGGAAATCGAAATCTGCACCGGGATCATTGAGGATCTTGGCCGCACTTATTCAACAACGGCGACCAGTGGCGACAAGCTTGAGCGGGCGCGTCCAGAAGTGGCGATGCGCAATGAAGCAATGCGACACGCGCAAAGCCTGCTATCTGACTTTGGCCTGAACCCCTCGGCGCGGTCCAAAGTATCGGCGGGAAAGCCATCTGAAATGAACCCCTTCGCAGCGCTTGACTACAAGTGACTCACCAGCCGTTGCGCAGAAAATGCCTTTGCGGCTCAATCGAAAGCATATTGGAGAATAAAATATGAGTAGTGTAGTCGGCGCACTTCGCGTCAATCTTGGACTTGATAGCGCCCAATTTAGCAAGGGGCTAAAAGACGCGACGACCAGCCTTCGCCGTGTCGGTCAAAAGATGCAAGGCATCGGTAAGTCGCTGACAACTAGCTTGACGGTTCCCGTTGCTGGGGCCGTTGCTGCTGTGACCGCAAGCCTTGGCGTCATGTCTAAGAATTTGGGCGAGATTGCAGACCAAGCGCGTCTTGCCGGGGTCGGGGTCGAGGAATTTCAAAAGCTGGCCTTTGCGGCTGATACTGTCGGCGTATCGCAAGAAAAGCTGGCTGATATTCTCAAGGATACCAACGACAAGTTTGGCGACTTTGCCGCGACGGGTGGCGGGCCTCTTAAGGACTTCTTTGAAAATATCGCGCCAAAGGTCGGTATCACAGCCGAAGCGTTCCGCGACCTGAACAGCGCTGACGCATTGCAGCTTTACATTTCGTCGCTCGAAAAGGCGAACGTATCACAGCAGGATATGACTTTTTACCTTGAGGCGCTGGCAAGCGATGCCACGGGCCTTGCACCCCTCTTTGCGAACAACAGCGAGGAGCTGGATCGGCTTACTGCCAAGGCAGAGCAATTCGGGGTCGCATCTGAGGGAACTGTGGAGTCGGCACGGTCCTTTAACGAAAGCATGGACGGGCTGCAAAAGGCCGTTTCGTCGCTGGGTCTGGCTCTTGTTGAAAGTGGAATTTTCGACGTGCTGGCCGATATCGTGACCAAAATATCAGAATGGGTTTCAAGCCTGAAAGACCTAGATCCTGATATCGTCAAATTCGGGGCCGCGATTGGGCTTTTGGCCGCTGCGATTGGCCCCGTTTTGGTCGCTTTTGGCTTGATGGTAACAGCAGTCGGCGCGATCAGCGCACCTGTCCTGGCTGTAGTGGCTGGCATTGCGGCTTTGACCGCTGGATTGATAGCGTTCTGGCCTGAAATCACAGCCGCGAAAGACGCGGTGATCAGCTTTGCGGTAGACGCGCTGGAATACATCAAGACGCTGCCCGCTGAGATTGCGGCGGCTTTCAAGGAACTGCCCGC